CACCCCGTTTACCGCTCCCGCTGCTGTCTCGAACCTCGGACGGGGCATCTACTCCTCTGTCCAAAGAAGTCCAACAGCGTTCCTACCCCCGTTCAATGTCACCTGATGTACTACCACGCCCTCGCCCTCGGCCAACATGATGGGCTTCGTATGTGTCTCTCCAAAACGCCAAACATACCCGCTAGCCGGAACCGTGTTGGCTTGCAGACCGTGCTGAGAAACTATATCCGAGGCTACCCCTCCGGTAACTGTTGGCCCCGATCGGACCTCCGTGACAGCGTCTGCGTCAGTGGAATCTCGCTTCTTTGGCGCGATTACCGAACCCCCTGTATGTGCTGTTATACTCCTGAGTTGGATATCCAGAATCGTGTCCGTTCCCAACGTAGACAGAGGGTAGTATTCCAATGTCCATATTTTTATCAGCCTGCCTGACCCGTTTGGATTCAAGAGGGATAGCATCGCCTTATCCGTACTCAAGGAGGGACCGGCCAACTGGGAAGTGACGTAATAGGTCGCAACGCGCGCAGGGCAGATCGCAAGAGAACCGTCCGCATTCTTCAGAAAAGCCATTAGATTGTATAACCTCGTAGATCGAAATCGATTTCTAGCGCCGCCGCGGATAGTCGTCTTCGCACAACAATCAGGCGTGTGTTGACCCCGTCCCCTACCATAACCGTGCCGTCACGAGTAGTATGAATATCCGGATAGATGATCTCTAAGGACTCCCCGGCCACGTAGAAACGGGAAATGAGATGATCTATAGGTCCCGCGGTCCGCCAGTATAATTCTATCACCGATCCGTTTTCCGACGTGTCCCCCTCAGTACCGATTACTGCGGACTGTAGATAGACGTTTATGCCGTTACCGATGATCGCGCCGAGCGACGTGTGCGGGGAGGGGACGGCCCCACCAGATCCGACGTCCAAAAGCGCATCATTGACTGCGAAAGTAAGCACCGTAGCAACAGCGGGCGGCTGCGCAGGCTGCGAAGCCACACGAAGAATCCCAGTAGACTCCGTAGCCAACATGCGCGCGGCGTCATTGCTATCTTTTCCGAGAACAAGTACACCGTGCAATGCTGATACCGATACTTGCGCATCGGTAACAGGATCAATAATGTTAGTCCCGTCACCGACCTTCACTCGGCCTAGCCAGTTATCTCCTGCGGGGAGAGCGTCTGTGTGGATGATCTGAAGATCTCCACTGGCGTCTACCACCACATCGTTCGTCCCGTCCGTGATTCGAGTGAATTGCGCTTTGTTGGTCTGATTGTCCGCAGTAGCCCTTGTAGCCAACGTCGTCTCGGTGGCGAAGTCCTCCGCGTTGAAGTCGGAACGAAACCCCGTCAACGAAGCTTCGGTAGCACGCGTGGCGAGCGTTGTCTCTGTTGCAAAATCCTCTGCATTGAAGTCTGAGCGAAGACCTGTCAGAGTGGTCTCGGTAGCGCGTGTTGCGAGAGTCGTTTCCGTCGCAAAATCCTCTGCGTTGAAATCCGCGCGAAGACCAGATAGCGTGGCTTCAGTTGAACGAGTTGCAAGGGTGGTCTCGGTAGCAGCGTCTGGAGGAAGCGTCTGCGGACTCGTGTGAAGCGCTTCTACATCGACTCCCACGGGATTGCTTGTGATATCCGCGGAGATGGAAGACCCTTTTACTCCAGATCGAATGATAGCCTTCTGCAACCCATTGGTCTGATTGGCAGACGTCGCCAGCGTCGCCACTGTAACCTCTGTGGCCAACGTAGATACTGTCGCCTCCGTGGCTCGAGTCGAGAGTGGAACGTCGATATTCCCCTCGATACTCGATAGTGTCGTTTCTAGCGCTACTCCTGCTAAAGTAGCTTCTGTAGCGGCTCCAGCGGGAAGAACACTACTGGCAACATCTATAGCGCCAATGTTGTTCGTTCCGGCAGGGAGCGGATCTACGATCTGTTTGATTCCGTCCGTATCCTTTATCGCGGCCAGCGTAGCTTCGGTTGCTCGCGTAGACAGCGTGGTCTGGGTAGCAAAGTCCTTGCTATCCAGAGAAGCCAGAGTGACCTGCGTGGCGAAATCCTTCCCCTCCAGAGAAGCCAGCGTTGTTTGGGTGGCGAAATCTTTGCCCTCCAACGCTGCCAATGTGGTTTGTGTAGCGAAATCCTTTCCTTCCAAGGCAACCAGAGTCGTCTGGGTAGCAAAGTCCTTGGCTTCCAAAGAAGCCAATGTCTCCTGGGTCGCGGGATTGACCTGGCTTCCCCCCGCATCGAGAATCTTCCCTACTGTCTGGAGTCGATAGACACCGCCGTCGAGTACGATTGCCACCGGACTACCATCGACGTCGTAGAGGACCGACCCTTGAAGAGATTTGGAAGCGCTCATCGAGTGATCTCCGTCCCAAACAAGGTGAAGGACACTCCTCCTAGATTGGAGTACACCCGAACCTCATCAGCGGCAGCCAGCGTCATTCCGATAGTCGCGAAGATCGAGTCATTCTTCAACACGCGAACATCATAGTATATGTATTGCTTCGGGTCGTCGGGTTCACCGCCGACTGCTACAGACACACGGATTTCCCTGTTGGCCGCTGTCCTGTTCGCAACGACGATCGTCGAAGTAACGACCGAGGTAATGCCTGGGACCGTGTACAACGTCGTAAGCGTCGCTGCTGATGGGTCGGCCTGCCCCAATACTTTGATCGTCTCTGGCAATCTAACCTCCCATCAGTAAGAAATGGCGCGCGTATCCCTGGTCTCCTCTGGTTGCCGATTCCAATACCCCTCCCAGGAAATCCTGTTCTTCGAAGTCTTCTAGGGCCTTGCGCTCGGTGAAACATAGATTCACCGGAACACCTCCGAGGTCAGAGCCGTTGATCGTCTCCAACCCACCCCCCGTCGAATCGAGGCGAACATAAGTAACTTGAACCCGGGCAGGAGATGTGCCCGTAATCGTACTCCCGTCCGTTAGACCAGATTCGCCTTGGAGGAGGCCGTGGATCGTACGCCCATCCGAAAACAGGTGGTCGCGCGTGTCCCCATGAACGATATCTACAAGGTTCTTGGGGGAGAGGGCGGATATACCAGGAACCGTATCGAGTACAGCACTACCGAAAACCCCAGAGTGCGCGGCCACGACCGTTCCATTGGTTGTAACCGACCCTACAGCAGCCGTCGTGTTGGAAGGAAGTTCTCCGACCCCCAGAACCGATACATCCCCTCCCAACCCCCCGGAGAGCGTTCCGCCTCCCCATGAGCCCCCGGATAGTGTTTCAGTCGTATCGATGGTGTTCCCAAACGTTCCGGCTTTCAACGCTGTGACGCCCATCGTAGACCCTAGGCCCATCTCTGCAAACACGTCCTGATTAGCAGATGTCGAGGCGGCGTAAGCGGTTCCTGCGCCGACCGACAGGTTGATCGCCGCAACCAGATTTCTCAGGGAGTCGGCCGGAGTGGCACCGATCGAAACGCTTCCATCTACATCGACAAGAACCGATTTAAACGTATAGGTCTTCGTTCCGATGACGACTGTCTCGGCGTCGTTGGCGTTTCCAACAAGTGTAAGAATACCAGTGGCCGGAGCCGCGAGATCGACAACGATGTCTACCAGGCTGCACGCCGAGACCAGGACACGTTTTCGTTCCAAAGCATGGAGGTCGGTATTCAGATCATTGACGCCTCGCTGTTCCCCTGTGTCCAACACCGAGGGAACATTGAGGTCGTCCCACCAGTTCCCCGCTCGATTGTGTAGCAGGGTATTCAACTGAGATCGTACATTGTTCAGGTCGTCTTCGATATGAGAAGGATCGACCTCGAACGCCGTCTCGGAAGGAGCCGTGGTGTCGGTATACGTTACCGACGGTCGGACCTGGATATCCTGTCGAACAAAAGTACGGCTCATGTAGCCGTAGTCTACCCGAGAATCTGCCCGCTCTTCAAGGCAAGTCAGTGAGAGAGGGCTTCCAATTCATCGAGGCGCGTCTGTGGGGGTTCCAAACCACTCACGATGGTGAAAACCTCTAGTCCCGGCTTCGACCCTTCGTAGATTCCGGAGTGCAGCGTGATGCCATCATTCCCCAGCGCCCGGCCAAGAGAATGGAAGGCGTAATCAACGTACTCCATAGGAATCTCTTTGAATACATCATCATGTGCTACTACAACAAGTCCGGCCGTATTGGCCTTGGAGAGATCGAACCCATCCGCAAGAAGAGAACCTTTCAGGTTCTTGCGAACCGCCAGGGAGATGTCCTCTCTTCCCCTCCATTTCGGAACTCGTGTTCTCCCGAAAATCATGAGCCCGTTCTTTATGACGCCTTTGTAGTCGGATCGGTCGAACGTGTTGTAAGGGGAATCCTGAGCCGCCAGGAGATTGAAGGTGTGAAATGTGCCGGTGAACGTGTCATTCGCCACCTTCCAAAACAACTTCACGGGCAGGCCCGGATACAGTTCGTGGATCTTGGAGTTGTCCACCAAAACGAGGGAGCTGATCTGGTTCTTCCTGAGCTTGTCGAGCGCCAGGTTGACCGCCGCCAGGGCGTTCCGCTGCACGCGTGCACCCTCGGATCGCTTTGGTAGCGTCATGATGACGCCTACGCTCTTGTAGAAGGGTTTCTCGATATTCGTGGACTTGGCGTGTTCACGCATGGCATCGAGAATCACAGGCCACGCCCCTGTCCCCGAACCTCCGCCGCTGCCAACACAAACATAGAGATACTCGGCCCCTTCCCCCCAAGCCCGCATGAAGAGATCCATGATCTCCTCGTAGCTCTCCTTGGCAGCCAGTTCCCCCTGCGCCGGGTCTTTTCCAGCCCCTCCTCGATTGTTGCCAATGACGAGTTTCCGGTCTTCTCCCAGGACAAGACTTTTCAGATCTTGTTCTGTCGTGTTGACCGCGCACACACGCCGATAGCCGAAGTTGTAGAACGACTCGGCTATCCTCCCTCCTCCCTGGCCGACTCCGACGAAGGCCATCTTCACAGCCGAAGTAAACGTGTCCTTGTTTGGGTCCACTCGTGGACGGGCGTAGGAGGCGTAGGAGGTCTCGGGTATGTCTACAGTGGGCGCCGGGTCCACACCTATCACATCGTACAGAGGATCTGGAATTTCGGGAAGTTCGCTCATGGCCGGCATTCTACCTCGGTTACGAGGTACTTGCCACCGATTCGGTGACAATCGTGATGGTTCCCTTCGTAATCACTTCGCTGGCATCGATCACGAGATTCCCGTCCGGATCCACACGATCTGGATTGGTAAGACTAGTAATCGGGTCGATGTGGCCGATAATGTCAACGTTGACAAAGGACACTCCTCCGATCAGGAGAACTACATCGATCAAGTCAGATACGTACAATCCTACGCCGAATCTACGATCTCGAAGAATTCCATCGACAGCCGTCTCGACCTCCGAGGCTGTTACAGATTCGGAGTACCCTGTTCGGACACCTACCCTGAAATCGATGATCGCTGGGATGAGGAAGTCTTCCCCTGATACTACTTCCACGACATGCGTCACCTCTTTGCGAGCATCCAGGAAATCCTGGACCGCGGCAATCAACGCGATCGATGGAGCCGTGTAGAAACCTCCAGCGTTCCTGGCCAGGATGGGAACCGTCACGAGGTTCGCCTTGCAGTCTGCGGCCAGGATGCGATCTACGTGGGTCTCGATCGCGAGGAGATAAGTCTCTACATCTGTCGCTTGGTCCGTAACAACGATATCAATGGTCTGGAGTTGGAGCCATATTCCAGACGGTGCCCCGCTATCCCCGACAGCCGACACGATGGAAGCTCGAGAATTCTCCGCCAGGTACATGTAGGTTCCAGGAGTCACGACATCCAGTCCGATGTCCGCCGCTGCATCCTTTGCCGTACCCATCGAAGCCACTTCAGAATCCACGCTGGTCGCGATGCTACTAGAGCTACCACTGATGTTCGTTGCTTCTACCTGTACTCGATCCCAATGCGCTTTGAGCGCATCCTTGTCCCCGGAAGTGAGCTGACTCGGGCCTCCGGTAGATATGGCGTCGATGGCAGCCTTCCCATCTGAAACAAACGTGGACATAACCGACGAGCTGGCGGTGATTTCCGATGCCAGATTCTTTACTGCGCGGGCGCTCGTGATGGCTGTATCCAACTCGGTATCGATATCCGAAGCCAGTGAAGCCGTCGAGGACAGATACGTCTGGATATCGGTGAGAGAAGCTAGGATTCCGGTGAGGGCGGTAGATATGAGAGCCAAGGCAGCGTCGGTAGTGGGTTCGGTAGGCAGGATCACTCCTCGCACGTCATCCAACAGGGATTGGAGGGCCAGGTCGGATGTCGCAGATCGACTGGAAAAAGCCTGCGCTACAGCCACACGACCAAACAAAGGGTCCGCGAAGGATCCGGCCAACGCCTCGTAATCGGAGCGCGTGACCGCCACGAACCGCGACTTGAATACATCCCCGGCGAAGATCTTGGCGTGCGTCAAATCTTCAGGGCCGTCCCCTCCACTAGATCCTCGCGGGTTGTTGATGGATAGGTTCACCGTCTGGAAGTTGACCACCAGCGGAGTGACTACATCCGTAATGGTTCCGGCGTTCACGAGTCCTTCTTTGCCTCGCCCCGCGACATAGGAGATATCGATGCTCACGCCTGCCAACGGAATGTTACCCGCCACACCATCACCAAACCTAACAGCCGGGGGGTCGTCATTGTAGAGCACCTCGAACTGGTCGGTAACATCGAACGTGAGGAATTCGCTCTCCTCCCAAGGAGACCCATCCACCAGTACCACGACAGAACCTGCTATTACGTACGCAGCATCTGGAACGCGTTGGAGTCGGAAAGATTGGCTCACCGTTCCATCTGAAACGAAGGACTCGGTGAATGTGACTCCCTGATAGCAAGGGACCCTTTTCACAACCCCGTTGTTCTGTTCCGTCGGGGTCCAAGTCACCTCTTGTGCAGCTTCGAATACAAGATCGTTCGGGCCTTGAAACTGGAAACCTGTAGGGATGGTTACGCCTACGGTAAGAGGATTCACGATGGAGACATCGAGATCCACCGAAGCAGAAACGGCGGCGCGCATCTTATACCCGAGCTGTCGAGTGATTCGCGACACGGATTTGCGCGTGCGAGCTGTTTCCAGATACAGGTCGGTCGTACGTCGATCGAGGTAGAAACTCAACGAATCGAGACCGAAGGCGATCACGTCGATTAGCATGATCCCCAGCGAGGACAGAGCAAAATCGTTGAAGTCCTCGGCAAACTTGATCTGCATCCTCGACTGGAGATCGTCGAAGTGCGAGTCGAAATCCAGACCTGAGAACTTGGCCCTGTTTAGTTCGGCTACACCCATACTATCCGTTCGTGTTGGTCGCCAGCGGAACCGCGACCGAATCTTGCTGACCCGTTAGTGAGACAATGTAGTTGATTGTCACGATCGCCTCGGAACCATCTCGTTCGACCGCTATACCCCGTACGATGACACGCGGCTCGAACTTGGCAATGGATGCCGATAGTTCGTCTCGCATGAGTTCGGCCAACAGCACGTTGTTATTCTCGAAGATGAAGGAGTACGCAGCCGATCCAAAATCGGGACGCATCACCCTCTCCCCACGAGCAGTCGTTACGATCTGGATCAAGGACTGCTTGATCAACTCCTCGTCGGTGACTTCCGCGGGAAATGTCGTCGAGTTCTTCCCGAAAGGAAAGGCTATGCCGCGATAGGTCGCCACGGTTCTCTATAATATCGGCACCGGAGGAACAGGACCAGGGGGTTGGACAAATACCAAGCGGGTCGCCACATCGAAACAGTTTGCCAGCTTGGCGGCGGCTACACCTGAAGGCACCTTGGGGTTCGTAAACGAGGAACCGAGACAAGACCCAAGAACCGAAGATCCTGCCCACGAAACCACGACCCCCACCCCAAACACGACTGGAGGGGTGAGCCAAAAAGTCGTGATCCCTCCGATCATGCTTTGTGACGCGGCCGCAGCACCACCTCTAGGATTGAACCCACTCGCGAGTACATTCGCCATGCGCATCATCTCGGTACCCGTAAGAACTGCCGGGCCAGCGCCTATCGCCGTTGCCGATCGGGCGTAGTCGGCATAGATCTTTGCCATCTTGTTGGCGGCTTCTCGCGGAGATTTTGGGGGGTTCCGGATGATATCCAGGAACCCGTTCTGCAAGATGATACGGTTCAGGGGCACTACACCACCTTCACTCGCGTAGAGAGCACCGTGGAAGGGGCCGGAACGAGAGGAGGCGAAGACGGACCCCACGCTGTCCCGTGCGTGTGACCATCGCTATAACGGATGAAATCATCTCCTCGTATCACTCTTTGCCCTTCTCCTGCTATTTCGATCTGCGACGCATCGAGCCGGATGACACCATCCTGGATTTCGATCTTTTGATCCTCCTTGAAGACTAGCGTAACGCCTCCATCCTCGAACACCAGCTTCGCTGTTTCTCCTGTACGACTCGGAGTAACCGAGCGATCGTCCGGCGCAGATGCCGGCTTGTGCCATGTTATCTCCAACGACTGCTCCCCGTCCGTGTCGTCGAATACGATCCTATGCCCGCCTCGTGTAATGAACCCCCTCCGCTCAGGAATCCTGTTCTCTAGTCCTACATCGTTGGTGGCGAACTCGGACGGTACGTCCGCTGTTCCGTACCACCCTCCGATATACAGTGTCGGCTTTGACGGGTCTCCCTGTTCGAAGAAGACACGAACGCTGTCCCCAACTTCGGGCGGCCAGAAGACACCGCGATTCGGTCCAGCTGGAAAAGCGGGGTCGATCCAGACATTCATGGCAGTCACCTGCCCTACTTTCGGTACAACCGCTTGCACGCGTCCCCTGTTCTGAGGGTCGTCGTTCCGTACTACCTTCCCTCGATAACACCCATAGTATTTGTTGAAATACTCCAATCCGTACAACACGAGATTTTCGAAGAACCTGGCGAAACTACTGGTATTCGTTGGATCTAGCGCCATCTACTCCACCTCCGTCGGTTCCCTCATCCCTCTTTGATCCTTCTGCTCTTTTTCCTTGCTGGCTTTACCCTTCGGCCCCTTTCCCTTCATTGCTGAAGCACTCGATAGACATAGTCGATCCTGCCGAGCCAAGAGTGAACCGCTGTTTGTACACGGCGTACCGCCCCTTATCGATTCGTTGCCCGAGCCCTCGCACCTCGATTACGTCTCCCGGGAAAAGGTGTGGGTCGGCAAAGGACTCGACGGTCAGATTGATCCCCATCGAAAATGACTTGGAGGCGAATTCAGCCTTCGCTTGGGCTACCGCCGAACCATCCACCGGAGAGCCTGGAAATTTGGTCGCTCCGTCCCCCGTGTTCGGATCAGTAGATGGATAGTTCGGAGCGTCTACCGGAGTCCCTCCACCCTCGTGAGTACGTCCTACCTGAGCGTCGTCATCACCAATCAACACTCGATCGATTTCCCCAGTCTCGCTATTCACGTCGGACATGAACAGCCCACGACTCGAAGCGGAGAGATATATGTGCATATTGGGACTGGACGCAGATAGGATAGGAAATGTCGAAGCCGCAGGTCCCAACACACCTCGTGGGTAATCGTAGAGCCGGAAAGTGCGTTTGGTATCGCCTACAAGCGCCTTGTTTCTCGGAAAAATGTGAAGGATGTTCTTCCTCGACTCCTGTCCCGTTCTCTTCCGATCTACATCCCATAATAGGAAACACTGCGCCTCGGAAGCCATCTTCCAGATGAACGTCCAATCTGTCTGACCTCCCTGAGTGACTCCATCAAGCCTCTCTTCTTTCAGGAGACGATACGCTTCGGCGTCCGCTTCCTTCGTAACGTCCGAAGTGTCCACGATGATGTCTCTCGGCTTCGTTGCACCTATCGTAGTCTTCCCCGTCGTCAATACATCCGTACGCCTGGCACGGAGTTGGTTCTCCCTCTCCGCTATCGCTCGCTGGACTCTCGAAGACTTCGCTTTCGCTTTCGCCTTGATCAGGGCGTCTATCGCAATGTCGAAATCCCCAATCCCCAGACGCGAAGGATCCAGATTGAGCAACGCATCCACTTTCTTCTTCGAGCCGTCCAGGTCGTTTGCCGTCTTCACCCAAATTTGGGCTTCACCTGTGTTTGGAGCGAACGACTGACCTCTTTCGGTCTTCGCCTCGGCTGTGCGTCCTTCCGCTACTGCCCGAATCATGTCCTCGCGCGTCGCGTTGACAAAAGTACGAGAACCGCTCTGACGAACCGCGCTGAATCCTCCAACACCTTGCGCATTCAGGGTAATCGTCACATCACTCCCCAAGGAGACCTCGGGTTTCAGTAGTATTCCGGAGTATACCGCCGAGAGTACAGCAGTCCCGGATGTATTGCTGATGTACCCGAACTGGACTTCGAGGACGGAGTTGCCCCACTCCATCAACTCGCTGTCCAAGAAATTGATGGCATCCCGATAAGGAGGAGTCAGTTGTACCTGGATGATGGGCAAATGCGCCAACTGGATCTCGATCGAGATCTCCTGGACGAAAGCGAGAGCACGGGTGTTCCTGAGACCATGCCCAAGATTCGCCAAGCGTTCTTTCGGTAACCGCATCCACAGAGGAAACCGATCGTTCTTGTATACAATGGCAGCCGAAATAAACGGATTCGAGAAGTCGAATCGATCCGCACTAGAAGATAGAACGAATCTCGGAGAAGGAATGATGATGATGTCCCCCTCACTGAAATCAGTGGGGATGATCTCTCTATCGTTGCGAACCGCGATCACCCACCAGAGCTTTGGATCTCCGTAATATCTGGTAGCTAGACGGTCCAGTCGTTCTTGCAATCCGCCCTGTACCTGATACACGATATCGTCATCCTGCTCTGGAATCTCTGGAAGATAGGCCACCTCCCAAAACTCCACGCCGTCTGCAAGGAGCAGGTCTACGAAACGCAGGCGACTATGATCTGGAACCCTTACCGCCATCCTAGTGATCCACTTGGTAGTTCAACCCTATACCACCAACACCAGGGCGAATATTCCTCCCCGATGTACCAGGAGTCGCCGCACTCGTCTTCATGTCCAAGGACCTCAAGGATTCTTTCATCGACTCAGCGAGCTTTGCGAAGTCCCTCGTATACCAATCGGGCCAGTGCGTCGCTTCGTAGAGTTGGCGTTGCCCCTCCTCGATGGTGTCCTTCTTGAAAGAAGTCCGCACATTCGGAGCACGCCCCTCGTCCAAAGCCCGTTGCTCTGCCGGCGTACGTTCAGTCGCGGCATAGGCTGCGGCCGCTGTCGTCTTCAGTTCCATGGCCATCACCTTGGAATCGACACGGATCCGCTTCATGATCCCTTGAACATACTTTCCAATCTCGGCAAATATGTCCTGGAAGATCCCCTTGAGTTGGGATTTCATGTCCATCGCCGCAGCCAGCACCTTGCTGAAAACCTCGCTCGCGATGACCGCGATGTTCTTGGACCCGGCAAACCTCTTGTCGAATTCCTCCCAGAACTTGGACAGGGCTTTCTGCGCCTCCTCGAAAGCCTTCGTAGATGTCGGACCAAGATCGATGAGCCCCTTCTGTATTTCCCCTAGTTTGGCAAGCAGCCCGAGGAACTCCTCCTTCACCACCTTCAAGTTCTCTTTGAAAGTCGTGGTGTTGATGTTGGCGATCTCGGTGAGCATACCTCTCGCCTCATCACTGGTGAACCCCAACTTCTGCACCTCTCCCTGCATATCCTGAGTAGCAGCCTTCCCCTTGTCGATCAGGGTCTTCATCTTCTCTTCTGTTCCCGTAATGAAGGTGTTGAGACCGTCGTTCAAACCACTCGACAACTTCAGTGATTCATCCTGCACCGTCTGCCGCAACGCGCCTGCCATCTCGTCGTATCGCTGCCGAGTCGCATCGACTTGCGCTTGGATCTGGGTCTGGCTCAAATTCGAAGTGCTCTGGATAGCTAGGATCTCCCCCTCCATAGCCGCCTTCAGATCCTCGAGCAAGAGTTTCGTCTTGCTGCGCGCCTCCTCGTTACCGGCGCTGATGCTCGCCACGATGTCCTGATTCGCCAAAGACCACGCGTCCGAGGTAGAACGCGCCACCATCTTCATGAAATCGGCAGACTTCTGCGCATCGAATCGCACCGATTCCCAATGCTGTGCCCAGTTCCCCGTCGAAATATCGATCTGCGTTTCCAGTTGGGTGTTGTAGTTCGCCGCCATGGCTTCCAGATCCTTGTAAGCCTTGGCCTGTTGCTCCCTCGTCATATTGTGTTTGTTCTGTTCGATCCACAACGCTCTCGTCGCCACTTGATTCAACAGGTCCTCGCGCTGTTGTTCGAACCGGATCGCCGCTGCCATGTCCGTGGTTCGAATCTTGTCGATTCGATCTTTCGCCTGGGACATGGACTTCTCGATGGCCATACCCTGTAGACCGATGGTCTGTAATGACAAGCCGTACTGATCCCGATATTGCTGACTCGCCTCCCCGTACTTCTGCATCGCTTCCTCCCACCCCTTCGTTCCCGCGCCTTTCCCCTGCTTCTCCAACATCTCCAGCTGACGGTTGTGCTCGGCCTGTAACTTGATCGCCTCACGGTATTGTTCCACGCCAGTGATTCGTCCGTAGTCGAGATCCTTGGCCGCGTGTACTGCTTTCACGACCTCCCCATGAGCATCCTGAACATACCTGACAACGGCGTCCGCTGCTTTGACGATTTCTCCTCCGGTGGTCTTGGTCATACCCTTGTAGGTAGCGCTGACCTCGAGGGCCTTGAACCTGGCCAAATCGGCGCTGCTCGAGATCTGCTCCTGTACGCCCTTGGACATTCCGACCGCAGACGCAGAAGCTCTGGCCTGCCCCTGGTCCAACTTCTGATTCATATTCTCGGCCAGCTGTTCGACAAGCTTGGAATTCGTGAGCGCGCTACCCGTAATCGAATTCCACGCTGAAGAAGCGGCCCCTGACACCGTATTCCATGCTCGCTTCGCCGCGCCTGCTACGCTGTCCCAGATCCCACCAAAAAAGCCCTCTATGCGATTCCATGCAGATTCGATCCATCGAATGGGGGCGGTTACCACGATCTTGATCTTGTCCCAGACCCAACCAGCCCCTGTTTCTACAGCGTCCCAAACCCCAGAAAAGAAGTTCTTTACCCCTCCCCATACGGCTTCTATCGCCTTCACAGGAAGAAGGATGATGCTCTTTACGCCGTCCCACGCCTCCATCGCCGTCGATCCGATAGCATCCCAAATACTCGAAAAGAAATCTCCGATTGCCGCCCATGCAGGTTTGATGACGTGGTCCACTGGCCAAGTAAGGACTCCGCCGATCTGTTCCCACGCCCACGACGCTGTTGCCCTTATAGCCTCCCAGATGACACCAAACATCTTCACCGTACCCCACCAAATCGCCTTCGCGGTGTAGTAGGGCGCGAGAAGCCAATACTTCATGATCTTAGCAAACCATTTCACGCCTGCCGCAATCGTGTCCCAAAGCGCCTCGAAGAAACCAGAGATCGGCCCCCAGTATTTCTTGACGACGTAGGCTACACCCACAATCGCCAACCCGATCGCGGCCGCTAACGCGATGAACGGAGCCCACGCGAGGAGAACTGGGACGGCCGCCGCGATCCAAGCCGCCGACGCCGATACAGCGGCAGCAACGAAACCCGCGGCTGTTGCCACTGCTCCGGCAATCATCGTGGCGTTGGCCACTACCCACGCCGCCGCAGTCCGAGTAGCAGACCATACGGCTTTGGCAGCCGCTTCCACGTACAGTGGGAGCATGACCGTTATCCACTCGTAAGCGTAGACGATCATCTCTTTCATCGTCGTCGCCCATGCAATCCCCGTACGGATCGCGCTCTTCACCGCAGCGGCGGCAGCCATGTACTGTTGGGCGATAAAAGTCGCGACGGCCTTTATCGTGCCAATGACCCACTTCACAGACGCAACCGCCCATTTAGCAAAAATGAACCCAATCACGGCTACCGCTACGCTCTTCAGCATGAAAAAGGCTGCTTCTATCGCTCCAAACCATTTCGGGAACCTCTGTTGAAGGTAGTCCTTCATTCCATCCAACACCTGGAAAGCCGCTGCCACCGCAGCCTGGAAAGCGCTGAGGAAGATGCCTGGTAGTTTGTAGAGTACGAACGCGATACCCCCAAGCGCATTCGGAAGAATCGTTCCCACGAGTAGCGTCATGAGACGTCCGACGTACTCACCTATCTTTCCGAGGACGGCGTTCACCTCTTCCGGATACTTCTGCATGAGAGTTCCCAGCGCCACGAGACCACCAATGATCAGCCAAGGCCCTGGGACAAGTTCGAAGAGGGCCTTCCCCACAACGCCAATACCCTTCGCCAAGGGAAGCATGATCCCGGCCAGCTTACTCAGGATACCGAAGATCGGAGTGAACTTTCCTATGGCGAACGCGCCGATAATAAGCCCTGCCGAACCCCCCAGTGTTTCCTTGAGCTTCTGGTTGAATGGTTTCGAACCATCCGACCATATCTCTCCCATCGTACTCCACCACTCTTGGATATAGTTCTTTACGAAGGCAATCGCGGTCGTGACGGCGTACCGCAGCGCTGATCCGATTTTCTCTCCCCATTCAGCGGCTCTGCTCTTCCCCGCACCTCCTGGATCGATTCCCCCGATAAGGGTGTCCCATACGCCCCCTACGAAATCATACACATGCGGAAGGAAACTCTTCAGACGTTCTAGTTGCTTACCTAGAAAATCCACGGACTGGGTGAATTTCTCCTTCACGGTGGTAGCTATGATCGCCAAAGCCTCGTCAGTGCTCTTCCCCTCCATACGCAATTTGGCAAACCACCCTATGGCGACAGCCAGTGCGGCAGCAATCAGGAACAGAGGAGACAAGAGCATATTGAAGCGGAATCCAAGAGAACCCAATACGCCGGCCATGGGCGTGACCTCTTTCAAGATCTCGCCGAGCACAGCCGCCATGGGGCGCAACGTCTTCGGAAGAAGAGCCATAACGCCTAGTTGATGCAATTCGGAGAACTTGGAAATCACCGCAGCGAGCGGACCGCCTCTCTCGACGAGACCCCGCAGTTGGTCATTGAACTTGCTGAATTCCTTTCCTGTGTCACTGACGAATACACGCGCTTCCTTGCGCGCAATAGCCCTGAAACTCATTACGAAGGAGTCCTTGGCTAGTTCGAAAGAGTCCGCCAAGGTACGACCTGTTCGGTGTGCTTCCTTTCCAAGTTTTCCAAGGTCTGCTGGCGTCTTCTTGACGCTCTTCATCAGATCCAACGTGGCGTCATCGGCACTCCGGAAGAAGTTCACCAGTGTCGCCGCCTGATCTGGGCCAAACACTGACTCCATCTGTCCGTGGAGTAGTGTGAAATCTATGTCTTTCCCTACCCTCTTTGCATCCCTCACCATACCCGCCAGACCTGCGAGGAATTCATCAGGTCCTTGCGTCATCGTGTCGAACGCGACCCCGATGTCCCCAACAGATATCCCGAGCGCCTTGTGAAACTGGTCGATGTCCGTCTGAGTGCCGGCGAACATCCCCTTGAACGTCTCCTTGGCCTTGATCATGGTCTCGGAGATCTGCATTGCGCTTTCTCGAGCCTGATCCGAAGATTGCCCGACCTGCATGAACCCGGAAGCAAGGGCGGCTGTAGAAGCCGCATAGCTGGCCAAATCCTTGCTATCCAGCGACTTCCCCATCATGGAAGCTCGACGCCGAAGAAGGTCCATCATCTTCGGCATATCATTCATTGCGGCCGTTACATCCCCGGAGATCTGTCCCATCATCGTGAATGAACCGATGACCTGGTTGATCTGTTCATCGGTCATCCCGAATTCTTTTCGCATCCGAAGACCGGAGTTGCGCAAGACATCGGCATTCACGCCGAAGGCTGCACTGAATCTGGCTACTTCCTGCGCCGACTTGAAACCCATCGCACGCAGCTCATCGCCTGCCTCCGTCCACGCGCGTAAGGACAATGCCGCTGTGTTGGCATCGACATTCAAGCTCTTGGCCATCCCCGCCGCTCGTCCTGAAAACGCGGACAATGCTTTACCAGTGAATCCGAAGTTGGCGCCCGTAGCCCGCGTCGTAACGCTCAGTTGTTGCATCTCGGCTTCTAGGCCAATGGTGAGATTCCTTCCCGCCGTAGCGATGTTACCGATGCCGTCAGCGATGTCCTTCAACACCGATAGTTGAATCGATTGAATGAAGGTTTGCAGTTTGCTCTGACGAGCAATGGTATTCACCTTCTCCAAAGCGTCCCGGATGAAGTTGAACCCTCCCCCTATACGTCTTTGGGCGGATTCCATAACCGAAGAGTCGCTATGGAAACTGTCGGCGGCGTCGCGGCTGGCCTCGGGTAAGTCCTTTCCAAGACGCATGGAGAGCGTCTCGACAGCCTCGGATAGTCGATTTATTGGATCCGCGCTACCGAGAGAAGCCGCTTTCCCGATGTCGGCTTTGTCGGCGGCTCGACCCATCTGAGCCATCGTCTCCGCCATGCGATCAAACCCGGCCGTAACCTGGTCTTGCTTGGCAGTAAGACCATTATCCTTGGCTCCAAAGGAGAACCCGAGTCCTAGAAAATTCAGGGCGATGGCTACTGCGCTCCTCTCGAGTCTCTAGTCCCAGACGAGGCGATTCGGATGAGCGGACCACGTGGTCCGTTACCTATTCCGTCTTGCCTCGGCTTCCTGATGCCGCTTCTTTTCCAACTCATTCTTTCGACAAATCATCCGATGCCGCCTGGCAACGGGCATCGACATGATCGCATCGTAAGGAATGTGGAAAGACTCCATCAGATAGAAGATCTCGCTCTCTAGCTCGTCTGGGATTCCGAAGGGAAAAAGAAGGACGACTGGCCTACATCCAGTTCCTGTTTGAAGGATGCCCCGCACTCTGGGCAGTCCAAGTCTACCTCGGTTTCCACCCCTCCCTCTACCTGTTCGAACGACTTCCGAAGAAAGGATCGATCCAAGGAGCCCAACTTCTTCACCGTATCCAGGTTTGGTCTCTTTCCGTCGATCTCCTGAACGCGCATCAAGATGGCGAGGGACAGCGAATCGGTTTTCTTCTTGTTGAGTTGATCGAGTTGTTCTTCGCCATGTCCAGTCATCGGCGTGAAGGTAACCTTCTTCTTGGAAGAAGGTAGAACGGCAGCATGAGTCCGCTTGTACGGGTCGTCCATTGATTGGATCTTCAAATCCGACAAGTCGATGGTATAGCTGGTCGAAGCTGCGCATGTCTTACACGCAGTCTTGAACGTGTAGGCGTCACCGACAGTAACCCGTCGAATCGCGAAGATGCAGAACAGACGATCTCCGACCGTAAGATCCTTGACCACCTTCGAAAGTTGACCCTTGTCCGTGATGGTGCCTACGCGCTCGACGCAGGAAGCAATGAGGTCATTGATCTTCTTGTTCCCCGGGATCTTCGGGTTGGCGAGCATGTCCTCTTCGTAACCCGTGATCTCGTGGACCTTCACTTCGCGGTGAAGATTTCCATCCGCGTCGATATACCCACAAGGAAGATCGAACACACCTACAGAAGACTTTGGCTCCTGGATCTGATTCAGGAGGATAGTCGCCGCGATGTTGGGATCGATCTTCGCATCGGGCACATCCTCACCCGGCATGATACTTTCGTCTGACATTATACGCTCCTCTGGTCGTCTCGATCTTTTTCGGATTCATATACCATTACGAGGGCCTTCAGCGCCTCCGTCACAGACATGCCCCTCCGATCGAGCATGATCTTGAATGTGTCGTAGGTGGCTTTCGGTACCCAGGCATTGATCTTCACATCGTCTACGCCTTCAACATCCTGGTATTGCTCCAAGTCGTCGAACTGCTTTTCTGACTGGAGATATCTCCCCATCAAATAGCGAATGAGAGCACTCTTGGACTTGAATCCTCGGTCGGAGCACAGCCCGTTGCTCATGCGTTCGAACAACCGACGACTCACCCAGAAATTGATCGGTCGGTTGTCGGCGTGTTGCATCTTGGATCGATGAGCATCCGTCGCGATCTCGCACGCTCTACAGATGATATAGGCGTTGTCAGGAGATAGCTGACCCCCCGCTTCTTCTGGTACGATCATCTTGAGTGTAAGCTTCGCCCTGCTTCCACATCCGTTGCATCGGTTCCCTGTCCGTCTCCACACCTCCGCCTGCCAATCAGGATTCGCGGCACAGCCCTCTTCGGAATGGCCTACTACAATCTCCATCTACGCCTCCTGCTTGTCGTCGTAGTACAAATCGAAGAAATCCTCGTACTCCGCTGGAATAGTGTAATCCCCGCCGATTGGAAACTGTCGGCGTAGCATCGCGCGATCTCCACCCAAAGGGACAGGGAAAGCACCTACATTAGCCGACACGGTCTGTTCGTTCTGCTGCTGTAGGAGGGCCTCGGTGTCCAAGGTTTCCCAACGAGCCGATCCTGATCTGGTGTGTCTCGACATGGCTAAACGTTACCACCAAATCGCCCGTTACACCAGGAAAGAAGTATAGAATCAGGAGTTCCCGGAATTTTTCCAATCGTCCGAGTCGTACGGAAGATCGCAGGGCATGAGTAACAACCCTAGGTTCGCTCCTGTAGAAGCGGCATAGGCTGCGTGGTCATCCAAGTGCAAATCGATTCCAAGTTGCTTCCTCGATACGATCTTGCAGCGCTCTCCATCCCGACCCCAATTCGCACTATGAACCCTCTCGGCGGGGATCTGGATATCATTGGCCGCTAGTAACGCTATGGCGCGCTCAGTAGGCATATCCGTCAGGATATAGACCTCGACATCCTCGGATCGCTCCAAGGCGCGAACGAGTGGAACAAATACCTGCGGGGCACGAGACAACAGCCCTCCAATGTCGAAAGATACTCGCATCGTAGACACCCTCAAAGCGCGCTGCTAATGAGATCCCCATGAACACGGATTGCATCGGAAAGGCGTTTCCGGGCAGTAGCGAGTACGTCTGCGAGACGTGCGGCATCATTCGACCCGGCGAGCCGTGCCTTCGTCACATCCGTTTCCGCGACAACAACCTCTACCGCAGCCAGCAAGACATCGGGTCCTGCCTGAATGAGAGCATCTCCGCCTACAAGAACATTCGCCAGCAACCCCGCGGCATACGAGTATCTCGTAACAACACTGGAGAGCGTATGACACCTTTCCTTTAGATCTTGGATGTCCTTCTCAGTCATCTCGTGACCTCAACATTTGCTGTACCCACACGACTCGCACACGTCACAACCCCCACCACGGGAAAGGGTAGGCGCCTTGCACTGAGGGCACAGATCGTGCTTGGGCGGAAACTTTGGACGAATCCCTCCATTGCGACGAGCCAAGTAATCTTGAAAAGCTTGCCCTACACCGTCCGGAGCGGAAGAGATGCGATTCAAACCAAATCCGTTGGAGGCTCCACCTATGTTCCGGAGTTGCTCTGCCAACGCTTCGAGACGCTTATCGGGCCGAATAGGAGAAGGTATGGCGAGAGCATAGCTTACCGCCCGGCCCAGGGCTTCCATCACCGCAGTCACCTCACTACCGGATTTCCCAGATATGATGAAGCATTCGAACGGCTGCCCGTCCTCGGGATGATCGTCGATGACGGTATGCACGGTCCCGTGGGCCGTCTTCTTGGAAATCGTTGTTCCATGCCTATAGCCGTCGGCCGGAATGTGACGACGTGCCTTTGGCAGCATCTCCAATAACTCCTTCGTAGCCTCACCGTGATTCACTTTTCCTACATTCAAGACCTGCGACTTACGACTCCCATCACGGTACACGGTGATACCTTTGCAGCCTAGCTCCCATGCCAAATCGTAAGCCGCTTCCACGTCTTCCACGGTAGCCGTATTCGGCATGTTGATCGTCTTGCTGACAGCGTCTTCTACATGCGCCTGGAAGGCCGCCTGCATCTTGACGTGCCAATCGTAACGAATGTCCAACGACGTCCGGAATACCTCTCTCCATTTCTTGGGGACGGCTTCCAGATCCGACACGCTTCCTTTCTCGGCCACCTCGCGCATCAGATCCTCGCTGTACCACCCCTCTCGTTTAGAGACGTCCACGAATACCTGATTCACGTCCACCATCTCCATGTCAGCCTGATTGCGGATCATGGCCACACTGAACAAAGGTTCGATGCCGGAGGAACATCCCGCAATGATGGAGATAGAGCCTGTTGGAGCGATGACTGTAACCGTACTGTTCCGTCGCGGCTTGTCGCCTCGAGCCGCCCATCTGGATTCGGACCAGTGCTCGAACGGACCACGCTTCTCTGCCAAAACTTCGCTTGCCTTGACCGCCTCCTCATTTATCAGGCGCATGGTCTGCACGCCCAACTTGAGCGCCTGATCACTATCGTAGGGTATCCCACATCGAAGTAGAAGATCGGCCCAACCCATCACACCAATGCCTATCTTCCGACATTTCCTGGTCATGTCCCCTATCTGGGGAACAGGATAATTGTTGATGGTCAGTACGTTGTCCAAGAAGTGGACACAATGATGGACGACGCTAGCAAGTCGATCGAAATCCAACACAAGAACACCGTCGCGCTCGAAATAGAACTTGGACAGATTTACGGATCCCAGCGTGCAAGCATCGTAGGCGCGCAGCGGAACCTCTCCGCATGGATTGGTAGCTTCGATATCCCCGAGATACGAAGATAGAGGATCCAGAGCGTTGACGCGATCGATGAAAAATAAGCCCGGTTCTCCGCTATAATGCGCGTTCTGTATGATCCGATCCCAAACATCCCGAGCTTGGTATTTCCCAACGACCGATCCCGATACCGGATGGACGATTTCGTACTCTCCACCCGAATAGAGAGACTTCATGAAAGCATCGGTTATACCAACGCTTATATTGAAGTTGGTAAGACCATGACCGCATGTCTTGCGACCAAATCCAGAGCAGACGTCGCAAGCAACTCGTTTGCAGTCGATGAACTCGAGAATATCTGGATGGTCTACTCGAAGGATGCCCATGTTGGCCCCTCGTCGTATCCCCGCCTGTTTCACGCATTCGGTGACAGCGTTGTACATCCGCATGAAAGACACGGGACCGGAGGCGGCCCCGCCTGTTCCAGCCACGAAATCATTGCGAGGTCGAATCCTACTGTAGCTGAATCCCGTCCCTCCTCCTGTCTTGTGCACGAGGGCCGCGTTCTTCGCGGTGTCCATGATGGCATCCATACGATCTTCGATAGGGAGAACAAAACAGGCCGACAGTTGGCCGTCCACTCTCCCTGCATTCGCGAGGCACGGGGTGTTGGGAAGAAAGTCCAACCGGGCCATCATGTTGTAGAACGCCGTCTCTGCCGCTGTTGGATCCTCTCCGTATTGAATGTCCGCACGAGCTACTGCTTTGGCAACTCGACTGAACAATTCCTTCGGAGTCTCTACAACCTCCCCTTTGTCATTCTTGAGCAGGTAACGGCGGCGCAACACCTGGATGGCGTTGTTGTTCAACACAGGTTCGACTACGGGCACACGGCCTCCATGAATATCTTTTCTCAGTCCTACGCAGTGAGACTGAGTTCTTCGATCATCTCTGGCTGGATCTCGATCTCCATGATCGATATATCACTCGCCTGCGCATCGAAATCTCCACCTACCTTATACCTGATAGGAAGGCAGTCGTGAAGAACCCACGCCTTGGCTGGGATACGAATCTTGAATTCGAATGGACCAAAAGCCGCACTTCCACCAAACCCGGCCAATCCTCCAATAGCGGCCCCTTCGGCTAATGTACTCACAATGGCCTTTCCAAAGTTTCCCGGGACACTAGAAGAAATGAGGCCCGAATTCGCCGCTACAAGGGCAGACTGCGCAACTCCTGATACCGATGTAGCGCTTATGGGGTTACGAGCAAAGAACTGTAAGAGTACCAATGTTCGTCTCGGGGTAGGCCCACCGATGGACACATAACTACCAGCTGATCGGCTCTGGAAGCCTTGGGGATCTCCTGTCACAGCCGCTACTGTCCAACGCCAAAAGTCGGAATCCGCGAAAGTGACTCCGCGTGTAAGAGTCATCGGATCGACGTTCGCCTTCTTTATTACCCGGCGTTTGAAATGCCAGTTACCTTCGTTGAAGTCGTACATGTCGAAGGAGACGCTTGGAGCGGTGATCGACTTGAACCCCGACAACGGGTTGAAGATCGGCAAGGAAAAGCCCTCGATAGGGGCCACGTCGAACAGCCAAAAGGGAAATACCTGGAGAAAGTCGGAGAATGCTGTTCTAGCCACAGAACACCTTCGAGTTGATGTCCACCATACTACCGCATCAAACCAAAAACGGGCAGGACCACGTGGTCTGCCCGTCTCATGTTTCCATCGAGGTGCTGTTACGCCGGGGGTTGGTGCTCTTCGACCTCGAAGTGTTCGTAGGCCAGATCCAGTTCCATGATGGAGATCTCGGACGCCGTAGCGTCTAGATCGCCCGCGACCTTGTGACGAATCGGAAAGCACTCGCGAACATGATAGGTACGTCCTGGAAGGTCTGTGTTGAGATTGGTCTTGTTCGCTTGACCGCCCGAAGCCGGGGCCGAGCGGACGAGAGACGCATCTCTGTGAAAGTGCCGGATAGCGAGATCCGCACGGTACTCGTTGGCAGGACCGGCGTCAGCACCTTCGATAACCAGCCGGAGCCAGCGCCAGAAAGTACCATCGCCACGCGCCACACCACGAGAGAGCGTGATGTCGGACATGCTCGGGTTACCCGGGTACTTCCGGGTGTAGACCATTTGACCCTCTTTGTACTCGACCGCCTCGATGGTCGCTTCTGGGGTTGTCACGGCGGAGAACCCGGCATCAGGTCTGCCGTTCCCTGTGACTAGATCTACGTCGGAGTTACCGTCCACGGCGGCCACGAGAACGTGGAATCTCATTGAGTGGAGAAAGTCTTGTGCTAGAGCGCGAGCCATTTTTCACCTCCTCGGGCAAATCGCCTAGGTTACGCCACCATTACCAAGAATACGACGGAACCATCAGGCGCCGTAGTCGTATCTACCGAATTCTCGGTCGAGTCGAATACACCGGCTTCGGTAATCCCGTCGGCGAACAAGACATTGGCACTTCCGATCTGCACGGAGATCCCTAGAATGTCTCCTGTCTGCACCGTCGCCGTGGCCCCGCTCGCCCCTACCGTGGCTTTTGAAATCGCCGTGACCGCCTTGAAGATCTTGGCGCCTGCAACAGTAGAGTTGGCAACCGCTACATTGACCTCCGTTTGAGCCTGATCGAATTGATCGGTTCCAACGATGGTAACGTCTCCGCCGTCGTACCCTAGACCGTAGACCACATCCAATGTCCTTGGCACATCAGGATCGGTAAACGGCCCAGGGAAGACATTGGGGTCGGTCGCCGGAACCGAAGCATGAACCGCGACAGCTGGAGCGTCCGGCGCGCCCAAGTTGATTACCGACTCGGCGCCCTGGAGAGAACCTGCAAGTTTCTCGGCAGCGCTGAGTGTAATCGTATAAGACAGGGTACCTGCCGCGACGTTGGTTAGGAAACTGGACATTCCCTGAACATCGGACTCGGTCCGCTGCGTAGAAAGAGTGCCGTTCGCGGGAACGAAAGCGTAGAGTTCCTGTACCAGGACAGGCTCGGACGTGTTGTTCGTTATTGTAAGAGTGGCCACTTGATTACCTTTCTGCTTGATCCTCGGCTAGCCCAACGTGATTTGGGTAAAGCGGAATCTCACGAATTCTGCCGGAGTATTTGCGGCGACACCGACGTCGATGATGACCTGGCCCGCCGCTACGCTGGAAGCATCGTTGTTCGATTCGTCCACGATAACGAAGAACGCCTCGGAGGGAGATCCTCCGGCGAACAAGCCCTCGTTGAACTGGTTGTTGAGGAACCCTTGGAGTTGCGCCTTGATCTTGGCCCACAGAGCAGGACCATTGTTCTCGAACACGATCCAATGGGTCGCGTTGTACACCGACTTTTCCAGGAACATGAAGAGGCGGCGCACGTTGATGTACCTCCACTCGATTTCCTGAGCAATGGTCCGAACTCCCCATACTGCTAATCCCGTATGTGGGGAACTGATTAACGGATTGATCTTGTTCGGGTACACGAAATCCCGCTCGGACGGGGTAGGATTCAATTCCAGTCCGAGGAGAAACCGGAGTTGGCCGTCCACAGTACCGCCGGGGGCTTTTCCGACATTCTTGGACGCATCGGTACGAGCGTAGATGCCTGCAATATGCCCAACCGCGGGCATCGTCAATGGCCGATTGTCCGCGAGAGGGTCTGCAACCCGAACCCACGGCCAGTAGACGGCGGCAAACTTCGAAAACCGGCCCAGATCGAACCGGAACCAATCCACAGCCTCTTGCGCAGAAGAGGCCACAGGCGGCTGGAGGATGGCAAAGCGATCACCCCCGGAAGGCTGCGTAGCGCGCCCATCCACGTAATCGAGGATATCTCCAGTGATAGTGACATCTCCGACAAAATCGGGAACGACGATTTGCATCAGTTCCTCGATCCGGTTCAGGGCAAACAGTCCTTCGGCATTCGCTTCTAGGAGCGCGGCGTTGGAAATCTGATTCCGTCCGTAGGTACCAGAAGAGAAGGTACCATTGGTTCCACCCGTGAAGGATTCAATATGCTGCGATTCCACCGCCGCAGTGCTGTAACTCAAAGTCACGAGCGTAGTCGCGTCGATGGGATTGAGCAACGTAACGACGATTGCGCCGGAGGTGTAATTGATCGTGTTCGTGCCTGCGGCATCTACCGAACCAATCAGATTCCCCGCCCCGTCATCCGTGACGGTAAGAGAAGCTCCGAGTGTATCGGTGTAGGAGATGACGACCGATCGAGGAGAGACCGGAGCGGCAGATGCTGTCGTCGCGGTAAACTCCCGGCCCGCCGTCGATTCATCCCCACCACCGATGATCTCGGTCTTCGCTATACCGTCGATTTGAAGAGGAGCCTCATCTCCACCCGGCTCATTGACCGTTACGTAGTCGGACAGCTCATTGATGACATCAGGGAAATACTGTGGATCGGAGGAATCCGAGAAGCTGAGACCCTCGTAGGTCTCCACGATATCAAAATTGCCCGTAGAGGTGTTCAGTAGCAAGACATTGAACTTGTATCGTGAATACGAGTTCGTACTGGCGGTGTAATAGTCCTGATCCCCCTCGATAGAGATACGCAAGTCATTGGCCCAAGTTCCCGCCGAGATAGGATCGAGGTCCCAGGCATAGATCTGATAAGTGGCCAGGAGGGGGGCCTGATCGTGGGCTGCGGTAGATAGGGTGATCGACCACGCGCCAGTCGTGTAGTCGATAGCCCCCGGACCGGTGAGAACAGTGCCGGCGGGGAAAACTCCCAATCCATCGTCAGTTACACTGAGATCCGCGGAAGCCGGGGTGTAATCCACCGTGAAGGCGCCAGGGACGCCATTCGGGATATCGACACCAGCAAATTCTACCGAGAAAAACCCAGATCGATGATCGATGGTGACCACCGTTCCAGCGCCGTTGGTCGCGCTCGCGATGGCGGTAATCGCCGGAACTGCGAGAGTCGTGGGGGTGGCGCCATCCGGATCGAAGTTCAGAGTGAACGTTCCCGGGACCACGGCGAACTGTTCGGGGTCGTAGGCGGGAATGCTCGCCGGATTGATCCTACCTTCGTAGACAGCCGTCGCAGCCACGAGACTAACGTTGCCGCTGTCATCACGGTTGCGAATGGCTTCGGCCGCGACCGGGGTCCCGTCCTCACGCCATCGCAAGGTCACCGAAGCAGGAACCAGCGGCGATGCGCCGCCATTCACGTTGAGTAGAGTAGTCAGGTCCGTCTGTGAGAAGGCGGTAGTAACTCCATCTCCAGTCTCCAATACCTGATCGGTCCACTGGCTGTCGATCAGAGCATCCGCGGTAAGCGCGTCCGAAGGGACAACACGAACAACGAACGCACGACGACCGCCGTTGGCAAAGTAGGCAGCCATGGACAGCGGCAAGAAGGAATCACTAACGATGGGTCCGAATGTCCGAACGAAGTTCTCGAACGACGTTACGAGAGTAGCTACGTTGGTGGGCCCCTTCTGCGTGAATCCTACGGCTCCCAGATTCGATGTCGAAACCGCCTGGATGACCTGTACCTGGGAAGGTACTTCCTCGATGAAGACGCCTGGACTAAGAATCTCGGCCATGGCTACCTCTTGTTCTCGGACGATTCAGTTACAGGAACGTCCAAAAGTTGTTCTTTCTCAGGCTCCAACACTGGAGCAGGATCTACTGTCGGAACTGCGGTCTTGGGAACCGTGGGCATGGGCGGGGGAGGTACAGAGGGTTTCTTGGGAGGAACCAACATCCCCTTCTGTACGTATTTCGTCACCGCCGCGCAACCAGCGTCCTCCCGAGATATTTCGAGGAAGGATTTGGCCGCTATTACTGTAGGTCCGCTAGGGAGCGATAGAGAGAGTGGACCTCTCGTCTTGTTATAGTATCGAGGCATCTCATATCCCCCGGATTTGTTGCGTCGTGATCGTCGGCAAGGCAGTAACCGTGGCCATGGTCTCCGGATCCAACAGATCCAGTTCACCCTCTACTCTCAAAGTGACGGCAAAGCCTACCACACGATCCGCCACTTCGGGAACATCGTCAAGGTGAGAAATCGACTCTTGAAAGGCTTCATAGGTTCTACCGTCTCCGACGGAGTCTACCAAATGTACCAGACAATAGGGAGGATATACACGAAGAATAGCATTCAGTATTGCATTCGCCTGGTTGGTTCCGCCACCTCGGTTGTGCGCGAAGATCGAGATAGTGTACGAGATGTCGTAGGGTACAGCCTGTTGTAGTTGTTCCATACGACTGAATCCGAATACATTCGCGGATTCCGGGCGTCCTGGGCTCGTATTGACAACCGTCTGGTTACCTGTCGCGGAAGGAGCGCGGTACTGCAAGGATCCGGGATGCCAGCGATTCATTGTCGGAGTAATGTCATCACGCCGACAGACGATGAGAGGAAAGTCGTACTTCTCCCAGATGTCCTCGGGAAAAGCAAAAACGATGGGAACCCCCGGGATCCCCTCTCTACTAACGCGTCCTCGGACTCCAGGCACATCCAGGTAGTAGTTTCTAGGCTCTCCACGCTCGTTGTAGAAGAGCGTCGCGCCCATCGTCGTCACCACACCCTTGTCGAAATCACGAAGGCTCACCGTTCCGGTCGGGGACCGACCTTCCAGCCTATCGCGAA